TAACTACCTATTGAGCACTTGACTTAAGTAGGTCTTTCTTGATCTTTATCCCACTCCGCTTATCGGTGTAGGAGTCGCCATCGGTTGTAAAGCCTGTGCCTCCTATAGCGATGACCCACGCATCTCCAGGAACTCGCATGAGTTGGAGCATGGCTTGTAACACGTTGCTTTTCCACGTTGGCATATCCATTACTACAAAGACTGGTAGTTCTTGCTTCTTTTTAGCCATTTGGTTCTTCCTTCTCTCGCTTCGCTAAACATCGTGGGTTATGCTCTTTAAGTTTAGTGGTAGCAAAGTATGGATTGAACATGTTTAAGTCTCCCAGTAACACCTCAGATTTTTTAACTCTCTGAAGTATCTGGTCACACTCTGGGCAGGTGAGAACATAAGATTGCTCATCATCTTTCCACCCTAGAGGAACTAACTTATCCCAGAACAAATCTATTAACTCTTGTGGTGTTAACTTGCGACTTTTGTTTGGCTCTTTGTGATAGCCCTTATTGTCATCGTACTTACTCTTCTGTTTATCTTTTGAATCAAAAGGGATAGTCATCTGTTCCCATTGACGAGCACGAGGAATAGGCGTGTGACTTATAGACTTATCGTTGAAGTCATAGAACTTTTTGTCCATTTTATGTCCCTAACTAACTAACTCATTTGGCTGCCAGGTAAGTTACTTCGAAGATAGCCCCGCCATTTCTGACGGGGCTTCTCCTATTGCTTATGTGCTTATGCTGTGGCTTTCGCTTCTGCTATGGCTTTGGCTTTTACTGCTTTGGCTTCTGCTTTTGCTATGCGTATTGCTTGCTTCTCAGGGAACTTAACCAACCAACCCCTAACTACTGGATTGTTGACTCCCTTCCATGACCGCCAGTTCGTGCCTTTCTTGCTCATTAAATAAGCAACTTGGGCATTAACCACAGGGTTAAGCAGTTCGGCGTTGTAGTCCAAACTGTATTTATCCCTTCTGTCTGCACCTAACTTGCCAAGCATATTAATCTGAAACAACCCAAATGAGTTATCACCAGTTCTGCTATTGCCGTTGTGTGAGAGAGGGTTTCCATGTGATTCTTTCATTATGATAGCCCACGCATGGCGCAGGGCTTGTCCTTTGAACCCAACCGCACTTAGCATCTCAACTAACTCTGTCTGAGTCAGGTGGTCTGCGTTCTTGTACTTGGCTAGGGTTCGCTCTTGGTATTGCTTTTGAAAGACTAGGGCTTCGGCTTTCGTAGGTGTGAAGGCTGGTGGAAGACCCACCACGCCTTGTATGACTACGAACATCGCTGTGAACAGCGACCCAAAGACAATCTTTCCTCTTTTTGTTAGTTTCATCATCACTCCAAAAAGTCATTAACACTTTCCGATGCCTTTGACTGGTTGTGACGAAGGCGATGTAAGTATCGCTCTGTCGTCTTTATCGATTGATGCCCCAGACGTTCCTTGACCTCATGCACATCTACCCCACTTTTTAGAAGGTGGGTAGCGTTAGCATGCCGAAGGTCATGGGTTCTAGGATTCCAATCGATTGCTGACTTGGCTATTGCCTTGTTCCATATCGTTCTCCATACATCTCGTGGTAGGTGACTCGATTGTTTTATCACATCACGCTTCTGGTATGGCTTTGCTTTCAGCCTGTGCTTTCGCACCGCGCCTCTGCATTCATCACACCGACAACCCCCACGTGTGTAGGAGTAGAGCGTTCCATGTTGGAACATTTTTCCGTCTTTTGCGAATGGTCGCTCAGACTTTGCACCACGAGAACTTTCTATTTTACTTGTCTCTAGCACTAAAGACCTAGAGAAGAGTAGTTCATCTTTTGGTATGGCTTTGGCTATGACATAGCCTTGAATCTCCTGTATGAGCGTTTTACTGAGCATTAGGCTTCGCTTATGCCCCGACTTGGTTGCATCGACTACAAGGAACCTACTGGTATGGCTTGCCCCTAAGTCACTCACTCGCCTCTGTATCAGTATCTCACCACTCTTGAAGTTGATGTCCTTGACTCTGAGTTCTGTGGCTTCTCCGAATCTGCACCCACTTGCTACTAGAAATCGCGCAAATAATTGGGTGTTTTTATTCGGTAAATGCTCAATAATAGAGAGAAAGTCTGCTGGTTCTAGTACGTGTTGAATATCAGCATGGCGCATCTTAATCTTGACCCCATGAGTCGGGTTGCTGGCAATCTCACCTGTCTGCACCAGATTCTTGAAGGCTGACCCCAGAGAGGCTTTGACTTGCGCCAGCGTTGCAGGTTGAACGCCTTGCAGTTGTAGCCCTTGAAGTAACTCGATGACATCTCGGCGTGAGATGGAAGTTACTTTCATGTCTCCGATTACTGGCAGGGCATAGGTTTTCAAGATTGATGCGTAGCCCTTGCGAGTGATTGGCATGAGGTCTGCGACTGGTAGCCATGAGTCGATATAGGTCGATAGGGTCATAGAGGCTCTGGAAGCCCCGTCAGAGCCAGAACGCTCTGCTTGCATGGCGTGATACTCAGCCTCAGTCTTTGTGCCCCACGTGCCAGCAGAGAGGCGTTTACCAGCCTTTCGGTAATAGCCTGTCCAGCGTTCACCGCGCTTAACTACGTACATGAGAAGCCCTCTCTACTCACCAGTAACGTTACTGGTCAGTAACATTGATGTCAAATAAAAGCCCCTAGCCAAATTAAGGCTAGGGGCTGTCATAGAGACTACGGGGCTTAGGGATTCATCTACTTATAGGTTAAGTAACTCTGCGCCCGTCTGCGGGCTCTACAGGGGTTAGTTCGGGGCTTATATCGGTGCGACTATTTCGCCACGATTCAATCGTTTCGCTCTTCCAGACTGGCGTTCGCCCTATGTACTTGTCGGGCTCTGGAAGGGTGGTTCGCTTTCGATACTTGTACAGAGTTTCGACTTTGAGTCCTGTGAGATTGGCGATGTCGGTATTTGTTAGCCATTCGCTCATAGCGATGCACCAGTTTCTTGTTTACTTTCATTTGGTTTCTTTCCCACTTTCCAAACTTGTAATGCACCAACATTTTTTTCATACCAAAGATATGGCAGATTACTTTCAACATTGAAAGTGTAGTAACTATTATCTTTGCGATTTAAGTTACTTTGATGAGATGCATGAAACGAATCACTACCTAACCAGATTGGTAATCCAGTATCAGGTAATTCAGAATGCACCGCGATGAATCTATCTAGCATTGAATCTTTGTAACCACGTGCAATCCATTCTTTACAGATTGCAATTCCGTAATCACATAGGGCACGTTCATAACCACGCCACATTTTAGATGCAGGGTGATTAACCCAACCCTTAGTCTGTCCACGCAACGCTTGCAAGATTTGCCACGCCTCTACCCGTTGCTTACCTAACCTACGGTAATCAAGAGCCTTAGCAGACTCCACAAAGTCTGCATACGGCAAGAAAGTATTAACCATTACTTCACCTCACTTTTGTATTTAATTGTGGCATGGGTATCGCACAAGATATTGCCTTCATCGGGTCTGGCGTAGCCTTCGTACCTACACACTTCACAGGTATGTACTGAGCAACGGTAAACTAAATCAGAGCCTTGAGATAAGTCCTCTGTTTTATCCCAACCACAGAACGCACACTCTAAGGCTTTACCTGTTAAGCGAGTATGTTCGAGTAGTTGCTTTAACCTTTCAAGTTCTTTTGATAACTCTTTGTTGCTATTTGTATTGTGGTTTTCTCGTGGCGCGGAGATACCTAGTTTGTGACATTCCTCTACTAGTAACACTCGGTACTCTTCTGCATAACGCACAGAGAGTCGTTGCTTTGCACGAGAGACTGCCTTGTTACGAAGTTTTTTATCTTGTTCACTTAGTTCCATTAGTACTCACCAATAACAGATACATAACTTTTATATTTATTTCTCTGCCCCTTTCTCTTTACTGACTTGCGTTCATCTTCGGTTAATCCACCGAACACTCCATAGTTAATTGAATGAGTGAATGCGAAAGATAGACATGCACTCTTAGTTACTGAATCGCATTTACCACAAATAGATTTCGCAAGATGAATCT